CCAAATCATCTGCAAAGTTAACAGGATGCGTCTTAGCTATGAAATTGTAAGCATCGCGGCGTGAGTAAAAGGTCTTAGCACATTGACCTTTAATCATGATGGGATAGATTCCGCGGGTATCAATACGGAATCCAAACCTGAGAGCCATTTCATATAGGTCACGAATGGTCTGGCTCTCAAAGCTACGGTAGTTAATATACTCTCTCATCTACACACTCCACAAAAGGAACCAGCTAACGATTAGAACACCAAAACAAGCGCCGATGAGATAATCAACGAATGTTTCATATTTCATATGATATCCTTTATATCCTTTACTTCGTTTAATGGAATTCGGTTTCTTTTTTGTTTCTCATTAAACAAAGCGATTTTTTCTGCGTCTGATTTGTTATTGCCTTGTTTCTCATTAAACTTAGCAACTTTAGCTTGAGTAAGTAATGCCTCTTTCTCTAAAGCTAATCTTCTTCTCCACTGTCGCATCTTCTCTTTGCTTAAGAGTTTATCTTTAGCCATTTCCTTTCCTTTAATCTAGTGCGTTTCGCTTACTTTCGCCTTGTAAAGTTTGGTATGCCTCTGGTGCCTCTCCGGTTGTTCTAGGCTTATCCTCCGGGTAGATACCGGGTAATCTTTTCACGCTAAACCCTACCAAACGATACACTTCCGCCGTACCCGGCCATTATACCACAGTCCTAAGATATGGCCTAATGTCCTCTTAAGGTGACAGGGTAGGTTATGGGGTTTTTGTTGTTTGTTCTTTATTATATATTTTTTATATATAAAAAAGAGCATATAAAACCCCCACCATACCCCTATGTAAATACTACACTATACCCATGCTATTAAAATGTATGGTGAGCCTTACCCTAGTGCTAAGTCCTTATCCCGCCTACACTTACAGCCAAAAATATGCCCGGTAAGTGTCCGCTATATACTCGGAAAGTATCCAGCATACATCCGGTATTTATAAGGCGAAAGTAGGCGAAACCCACTAATCTTTAACTTCTATAATCTATATACCTATAAGATATAGGGCTATAAATTATAGAGCCAGACATAAAAAAAGGCCCGGCATACTCACTAATGAGTAAACCGAGCCTTGACGGGCAAAATACAGGCAGTCGGACAAGAGCGGTATCGGGTGAACTACCAGAACCTTAACCTTTGCCCATTATTGCGGTATAACACTATACCGCTTGGGGCAAAGGTTATTCGTTTGGGACTACTTCGTCTGACTCTGACTCTTCGTCTGACTCTTCGTCTTCTGAGTCAACGTCTTCGTCGTCTTCGTCTTCGTCTTCGTCTGGCTCTTCTGCCTCTGGTGCCTCTTCTGCCTTGACGGGCTTGACCAGATTAGACGAAGACGCGACGGGCTTGACTATCCAAAGGCCCTGAGCCTTTAATTTAGCGACTGCCTTGACGCGACGGGCAATGAATGACTCGATTGTGGTAACGGGTGAGTCATTCTTTCGCTCGAATGACTGTTGGGACAGCCATGCTTGAGCGATTGTCTTTGCGTCTGCTGAGTCAATCGCTAGTCCCTCTGCAAAGATTCGCGTAGAGAGAATGGCGACATGAGATTGACTGCGAATCTGACTCGATTTCAGAATAGCATCGGCGCCTCTCATGAGGATTACATTGATGGGTGCCACTTTCGCGCATTCGGCCATCAATGCTTCCGTTTGAATTGACTCGGCATGGTCGTAGGACCAGAACCGAGTGTATCTCGCAATGATACCCTTTCGGTTCGGTTTGTTTGGCAACGGTTTGCCAAAGGTTTGAACCTTGACGGTCCCTTTTGCTGCCTTACCGCGACGGGCGATAATGCAATCAAAAAGCTTGATTACGACTGACTTAACATCGGACATGGGAAACCTCTCTAACGGATAGAAAGATACCGATATCCGACTGCCTGTATTCTGTTGTGAAAGACCTGCTATGGGACGGTCCTCCGGTAGTCCGAAGACCTTTCGCGTAAACCGCGACCGTCCGCCCGACTAAACGAAATAACGAAGAGTCATATAGCAGGATACATGCCACCAATAAAGGCCCATAAACTACGCAATCGCTAAAGTAGGAAGTATCACTAATCGGTAATTCGGTAGACAAAAGTCTCTTTGGTCAATCGACCGAAAAGGCTGTAAATGATGCAAAATTAGGTTAAAACGATACCCTCTAGAATGCTCTAGGATGCTCTAGGAATAGACTAGAGCGTTTGTGGCGGGTATACCTCAGACCTTACAACGTTCGCTTAACCTTGCCGATTTTTCGCTTAACTTTCGCCCTACCTTTTTGAATACACAAACACCATTCTTTGACTAATCAAAACGTTCTATCGTTTATACCAGCGTAATCTATACCCGTGTTAGTCTATAGGATTGGTAGACTAATACGCTTAGGATAAGTGGTATAGTTTTTGATTAAGGTAAATGCCCTAGCTTTAGGTGTTATAACACGCATCGCTCTTTAGTGTTCGATAATCTCAATCACAATAACCCACCCCCTACACCCCAAAACAGTGGCGGTTCCATCGCGTCCCGCCACAGGGAAGATACATCCTAATCGTTACTTTAAAAAAAAGAAAAAACAAAAAAATAAAAAGATAAGGACAAATTGAACTGTGGACTTTTGGAAAGGTGGTAAAGTAAAGTTATTAAAAATTAAAAATTTGGGACAACCATAGTTGTGGACACTTTGTGGACAGTGACTTAGGCCAATGAACATGGGCTTGATTTCAATTCTAAAGGATGATATGGTAGAGGCTGCGCGTGCAGGTGAAACAATGTATATTACCAAAGAAGAATTAGAAAAGAGGTTAAACAAGACAGAAATAAAAATTCAAGAAAGAGAAAGAAAAACTAGAAAGAATTCTATTAATGGTGAGGGAGAGAAGAGATTAGACCATACAGATAGGACATTGATTGGTATATTAAGTGAGCTGGATACCCAACAGAATATTGCTGATTTGGTTGGTGTATCACAGAATACTGTTTCTTTAGCTTCTAGAGGAATAACAACAGTTGCAGCAGGTGTGGATAAAGAGTTGAGAGATGATGTTAAAGAGGGTATATCAAAGATAGCTACAGAAAGAAAAGATAGAGAAAAGGTAATTGAAGACCAGCTAATAACCAACCTAGCAGCAGCTTTAGGTCATGTTGCCAACAATCTAGACAATACAGATGCTACAGAAGCTTCAAAGATAGCTGTAGATATGTCTAAGATTCTAGATAGAGTTACAGGTGAAAAGGATAATGGTAGGGGGAATAGAACCGCTATTATCATTAATGTGCCGGCAATGAAAGAAGAGAAATCCTTCCAAGTGATAGATGTATAACCCAATAGGAGAATAAAGATGAGACTACTCGTTGCGCTCCCCCTTCTGCTTTCGTTGTTTGTATCACCACTAATCAATAGAGCAGAAGCAGCTACTATTGCAATTTTTGGTCAGTCCACTGGAACCAATTTATTAACAGGTGATGAGACTGCTGGTATCACTACATTAGATGCTAATGGTGTTCCGGTTATTATTACCACATTAAATGAGACTGGTGTAGCAATCAATGCTCTATTCAGTTTAGATGCGGTATCGACTGGTGCTGTTGTCAATGTGTTTGGGAGTGTTTATACCCAAGCATATAGTGGTTCCTTTTCCATTCTTAGTGCTGGTGGATTTAATTATCTATCAGGAACATTTGATGGAATTAGTCTTGGTGCAGACGGTGGAACTACATTATTGTTAGGTGCAACACAGCCGCCTTTAACATTGGTATTTACCAGTGATGTTGTTGGAATGCCATTAGGTGACCCAACAGCAATGGCTCTTGCATTTACCAATATCCTTCCTGGTATTACAATCGTCAATAACTCATTTGGCGATTTCACTTCAAACGTATCGGGAACCTTTTCTGCTGCTCCAGTTATTCCTGAACCGGCTACTTTATTGTTGCTAGGAACAGGATTGATTGGTGTTAGCAGAAGGTTCCTCAAGTCTAAGAAAGTAAGTAAACAGTAAGGTTTGGTTTTTCTCAGAAAGAATCAAACCCACTAGGGGTATAGTGGAGTCAAGGCTGCTATACCCCTAGTAATGTATAAGAGGTGTGTGATGAAGATTGTAACAGAGATACTAACAGGCATAGCTATTCTATTCACTTTACTATCAATAACAGGATGTAATAGAATACAGACAAATGATTATAACAGTCCTTTAAATCCTGTAGGACCAACCAATCCGGTTGCTAAGAAAGACATAGTTGAGTTTCGAGTTAATGGGAATCCTAACTCAGCAGTTGTTAGATACAACAATTCCTTAGACGGCCTAACAGTAGTTAATACTGCACTTCCTTATGTGATTGTATTTCAATCTGATAGAGATAACATCTTCTTACTATTAGAAGCTACTCCAGGTGTATATTCAACTAACATTCAAACACCTTTCCTATCAGTTCAGATATATGTAAATGGGGTATTATTTAGAGAAGCTAGTTCTAGTAGTTTCCTTGCTAATACTATTTCTATTTCTGGCACTTATAGGCGCTAGTATTTATATATCAATAAGAAGGCATAGGGATAGGAAAGACCATGATTATTGGTAACTGGGAAATAGAGATTGTTAAAGAGTCTGGAGAATTCAAACAGATTCCTATTCCTGGTTCCACTAAATATCGAACCAAAGGTAATAAGAGATTTGAGTTGATGTGTAAGCATGTGCCTAGTGGATTAATTATCCCTAGAGAAGTTTGGTTCTTGAAGCCTTACACAGAGTCAGAGTTTTCGGCACAGCTTACTGAATACACCAAATCACTTGACGAGTTAGTTACTCAAATGGAGAATCAAAATGGTTGACAAACCTTTCGTGAAAGAGACAGTAGTAGTTAAGGATACCAAGTCAACGAAAGACCTACCGGCTCCTAAAGCTCCTACTCCTTTCATCAATAAGATTCCAGATGGAGCTATGGACCCTAATGATGTTCGACCGGGTTATGGTCCACTAGAAGGTTCACCTAAAGAGAACGACCCTTCACGTTTACAGAATCCAGAGAATCCCAATTCTCCGATTACTGTTCCTTCCAATCCTTCCAATCCAGCTAACATGCCAGCTATGCAATCTGAAAAGACTGCTAGTGAAGTTGGTATTCATATGCGTCTAGCTGGATTGGTTGAAGATGTTCCTGTTAGTGATGCTAGGAAAGCAGCATTAAAGGAACGGGATGAATTGAATAAGGAAGTAGGAAAGACTCTAGAAGAGTTTGGTTCAGAGAGTGCTATTCCTGCTTCACATCCCTATTGGGCTAATGTTGCTAAGATTCGCACCCTTAACAATCCCTAACCATGATTACCAAACTAATCGGTGAAGGGACACCTATTACCCATAGGGCAGTTAATACTGACTTTGCTACTGCATCAGTAGGACAAGATGTTGGTATTGGACAAGAGCCGGAAGAGAGTGGTGATAGGATTTGGGTATTGGATGCAGTTCAATATTCCTTTAGACCATTAGACGGAGCTACCACTCAAGCTAAGCCTATTAGGAGTGAGCTTACTGTAATGGTTGGAGATAAAGTAAAATGGAATGCTGATATTCCTGACCCAACAGGAGTATTGAATTTCCATATTCCTTCACAGACAGATAAGGTTATCTCTGTTCTGTTAAAGGGAACAGATGGGTATATTGGTAAGTTGAATGCTCAGTGGCATTTGGAACCTGTTTAGTTTATATTGAGGCCGCCTGGGGAGTTAATCACTATAGTTGATTGATTCCTCGGGCACTTCGGGGTTTGGCTCTTGAACTACTAAAAGGGCAAGCTGGGTAAACGGGCAAGTAGTAACGCAGACAGAACACATATTAATAACCAGCCAGCTCTAATGTATCAAAAGCAGAAACCAATCGAAGTCACTTCGGTCGTAGAACGAGAGTTCTCACCGACTAAAAAGCAAAGCGACTTCTTATCTATACCTTGGACAATAAAGGAAGGATTATATGGTGGTGCTGCTGGTGCTGGTAAAACAGAAGTCGTTGTTTGGATGCCCCTTATATATCAATTTCACGAGCACCCACTCTATAAAGGAATCATCCTTAGAAGAAATCTTAAGCAGCTTGAAACCGAATTAATATCCCGTTCCAAAGAGATTTATCCGTCGTTAGGTGGGATATTTAATGAAACTAAGAAGAAGTGGACATTTCCATCTGGAGCCGTTCAATACTTCGGTGGAGCAGATAAAGAGGACGATATTAGAAAGTTTGATTCTGACCAGTATAATCTCATATCATATGATGAGGCAACCCACTTTACTGAGTTTCAATATTCATACCTTGTTATGTCTCGGCTTCGTTCGAGATGTGCTGACTTACCAGCTATTGCTAGGAGTGGAACAAATCCAGGAAACGTAGGGCACTCATACTTTAAGAAAAGATTTGTTAAGCCCAATAAGGATGGATATAAGATTCTATTAGATAGTAAGACTGGATTAAAGCGGATGTTCATTCCCGCTAGGATTCAAGATAATCCAACCTTACTAGCTAATAACCCAGAATACATCGCTCAGTTAATGTCACTGAGTGAAGCTGAAAAGAAAGCTAAGTTATATGGAGATTGGGATACCTACGAAGGACAGGTCTTTAATGAATTTCGATTGGAACCGCTTAGTGATGAACCGGACAATGCGAGACACGTTATTGACCCCTTCGATATTCCTTCTTGGTGGCCCAGATTCATTGGTATTGATTGGGGATACGCTGCTTATACAATCATCTACTGGTCAGCTTTATCTCCCACTGGAAGGTTGTTCATATATAGAGAGTATGCTGTTAAAGAAAAGTTAATTGTAGATTATTTATCTGACCTAGTTAATCTTACAACACCAGAAGAAAAGGATTTAGTTAGTAAAGTTTCTATCTGTCATTCAGCTTCACAGAATCGTGGTGAACCGTTTACTGTTTATGAGCAGCTTACCAAAGCATTAAGGCACGCTGACTTTAAGTGTCCTGTAACTTTAGGTGAGAAGAATAGAATAAACGGTAAGGTTGCTATCCATGAATTCTTAAGGTGGAAGCCAAAGGAAAACCCAGCTAGAATTTACGGTGGGGAGTTTGATAAAGAATATGCTGATAAGATTTTCAGACTATATGGACAGAAAGCCTACGTCGATTACGTCAAGATGTTTGAGGCTGAACAAGAAGAAAAAGATATACCTAAACTGCAAATCTTCAACACTTGCCCCTTATTAATAGAAACGATACCAGCCTGTGTATATGAAGATACACCGGATGAAGGTAAGAAGAAAGAAGATGTTAAAGAGTTTGACGGTGATGACCCTTATGATTGCTTACGAATACTATTAGGTGGTATTAAAGATTACCAGATTGCTAACGCGAAAGAATTAGAGCATGCTCAGAAATCTCATGATGCGATTCAAGAATTGGTTGGTGGCGACCAAACAAAGTTTTACAGAAAGATGGAATTCTTGGAAGCGAAAAAGGGCGAACAGAGAGTTGGCACTACGTTTAGAAGAAGAGGTTTTCGCCGAGCTTATTCGCACTAAGGATGCTTTCATAGTATATCTTCAAGATGAGATAGCAGAATTAAAAGCTCTCCAGCGAGAAGTAAAAGGAGAGCGAGTAAGAATGGAAGTTCCATTTGAGAGCACCAGAGGATATAAGTCAGTTCATACAAGGATAAGAGAACAAGCCCTAGCTAATAGGAAGAAGCATGAAGTGGTGGAAGTAGAAGAGAAACAATACGAGAAAGTAATTGTCAATGATTGAACAGCCACCAGTGGAACAAACAGATACGGAAGTTTTGGCTTCTGAAGAACAAGAGAAGCCGAAGCAACCGACTCACGTTCCAGACGATTATAAAACAGTTCTCTCTTCTCTCTTGTCAATGTGTGAGAGAGAAGATGAATCTGTCCATTATGCTTGGGTTCGTAAGGCTAAGAGATTAGAACTCTATTTCAATAATATTGTAACTCTCTTTTGGGATAATCTACAAAATGACTGGTCAATACCAAATTGGGACGACAAGGAAGCTGAAGGTATTCCTCCCCGCATTATTAACATTTATCGCCCTCATGGTGAGTCTATTATTGCCGCCTTATCCGTTGGTGTTCCGACTATTCTTTTCTATCCCGCTGATGCTGATAATGCTGATGACATTGATAAGGCTGAGAACTTCTCTGCGCTTGCT